GATAGATGGAATAGTAGTTATCTAAGCACAAAGTTAATAGAGAACGGCTTTAATGTAGTAGCCTTCGGACAAGGATTCGCAAGCATGGCTTCGCCTGTGCGTGCATTAGAAACTCTAGTGCTCAGTAAAAGATTGGTTCACGACAATCATCCAGTGATGAGATGGTGTATGAGCAATGTTATATTAAAGATAGACGCGGCTGGTAATGCCAAGGCAGATAAAGCAAAATCCCGCGAGCGTATTGACTTGGTTGTTGCTGCACTTATGGCTATAGATGAGGCATCAAAGAGCAGTTCAGAGAGCAATGGTGGAGATATATCGTGGATATAACACAATTTTAAGATTAGTAACATATAGTTATAAACATATAAATTATGGCATTACTTGACTTTTTTAAGAAATCAACAATCACTCCGGTTGAACCGGTTGAAAATAGGTCTACTACAACAGCTGGTAATGTAGTAACAAGTTGGGATAGTGCTTTTGCACCTGCTAATCGGGTTGATAGCATAAGCGTTGTGTATGGCTGTATCAATTTACGCGCAAGTACAATTGCTAGTTTACCAATACAATTGTATCGTAAGTTGCCACGCGGTCATGAGCCAGCAACTAATCATCCATACTATAAGATGCTAACCAGCGCACCAAATGTACTACAAACTAATTACAGTTTTTGGCATTGGTGCATTGTGCAATTAGACCTCTTCGGCAATGTCTACATTCAGAAAATACGTAAAAATGACGGCACTGTTGCTGAACTATATCCATTAAATCCTACTAATGTATTGATAAACATTTTACCAGACGGCACGGCAGAATATAATATGACGCTTACTGATTTTGATGGTAAGTCGTTTTATAGAACATTTACTCACGATCAAATCGTACATATAAAAGGCTACTCTCGTAATGCTGTGTTTGGTCTAAGCGTCATTGATACTTTTAGAACTTTGTTTGACGGATACTCAGAATTAGAAACAGCAGGAACGGCTATTGCTAAGAACGCAGCCAAGCCAGCAGGCGTGGTTTATTATCCGGGCAACATGCAAGAAGAAGCCTTGGAAAAGATGAAGAGTGGTTGGCGTAGTGGGTTCTCTAGTGGCAACAGTGGCAAGACTGCATTCCTGCCTAATACAATCAAAGTAGAAAGTGCTAATACAGGATTGACTGCACAAGAAGCAGAATATCTACAGCAAAAGCAATTCAGTGCTCAACGTATTGCTAGTGATATTTTCCGCGTGCCATTGCATATGTTGGGCTTAACAAATGCTCCAACATACGCAAGCGTTGAGCAGCAAGCTATTGAGTTTGTTACTTATACTTTAACTCCAATCATCACCAACATTGAACAGCAATTACAAAAGCAGCTGCTTGATGATAGTGAACAAGTATATATCAATTTTGATGTTAACGGATTGTTACGCGGCGACGTAAGAACAAGAATTGAATATTATAGATTCGCACTTGAACATGGTGTAATGACCACTAACCAAATAAATGAACTAGAAGGCAGTGGCGTATATATCCCAGAAGAAAACGGTGGAAATGATTATATTCGTCCGCTTAATTTTGCTGTAATCAATAACAACGAAACAATACCAGCCGCTCCAGCAGTGCGTTCAGAAGAACTATCTCTAAGAGTAGAAGCAACACCAGCTCCAAAGGCACAACAGATAAAGGGTAGCAGTGAAAACCCAGAAGGCAGTGCTGCTGGTAAGTCTGGAGACATCAGTTTTGATGATAATACAGAAGCAGCATTAAAAAATAAAGTAAAAGATCACAACGAGGCAATGGCAAAGAGTGGTCGTCCTAGTTATACCAAAGTAACTCTAGGCAAACTAAAGAGTGTATATAGACGCGGCAGTGGAGCATACAGCACCAGTTTTCGTAAAGGTGTATCCAGAGCAGCATGGAGTATGGCAAGAGTAAATGCTTTCTTGGACCTTTCTCGTACAGGCTCGCCAAAGAATCCAAAATACGTAACAGATAATGACTTGCTTGCAGCCGATCATCCTAAGTATAGCAAAGAGGATAGATCAATGATTGCTGAAGCGTATGACCCATCTAGTGAAGAAACTGAAGAAAATATCAATCTTGCCAGTCTTGAATAGTATTTATACATATGCTAAACACAATTGAATACAGAGCTTATTTAGATTTATCGGATGTTGCACCTATGGTGGACTCTGGAAGTGATGATAGAACAATATTTGGTAGAGTTATTGCTTATAACAGTATGAGCAAGCCACTACGCACAATGAATGGCGATATGTTTAATGAAGTTATATTGCCACGCAGTCTTGATGATTCATTGAGCGAAGAAGGTAATGATGTATTAGCATTGATGGAACACGACGGTAGTAAATTACTTGGTCGCTTGAGCAACAAAACATTAGCTTTAGAAAATAGAGAAGATGGCTTGTATGCTAAAATAAAAGTTCCAAATACAAGTTATGGAAAAGATTTGATTGAGTTGGCTGAACGCGGCGACTTAAAAGGATTTAGCTTTGGATTCACAAATCCAGTAGCAAGAAATTATAAAAAAGATGGAATGAATGTTCGTGAAATCAGTAAAATGAATTTGCGCGAAATATCAGTAGTATCATCTCCAGCATATAATGAGACTGCACTTGCATTAAGAAGTGAAGACTTTGCTGAACAACAATTGGGTAAGTCAGATAAAGAATTACAAACAGAATTCAAATTCCGTTTTTATTCAGCGACTCACCGATGAAAATTTGTAAAGGCTTATGCTTTTACTTAAAATTAACAAAATAACAAAAACAAAATATGAGTAATCTATTAAAAACACGTAACGAAGTCTATGGTGCAATGAAAAGCATCATGGATCTATCCACCCGCTCTGCGGATGATCTAGGTAAGTATGACGCATTGGAATCCCAATACATCTCTTTAACAAAACAAATTGAAGCCGAAGTACGCTTTGACAGTATCAAAGCCTCGATGGATGCCACATTTGACAAACGAGTTGTTACAAATGGCAAAACATCAAACGACCAAGAACTGCGTTCTGCTTTCTTGAACTATGTTCGCACCGGCGACATGAGCGAAGTTCGTAACATCAACAGTTTCTCAAACGTAGAAGGCGGAATTAACGTTCCAGTTATTCTATTCCCAGCTATTGAAAAAGCTCTTGCTGAGAACTCTGTAATGCGTCGTATCGGTGCTAAGGTTATTACAACCACGAGCACAACGACTCTGCCATTGGCTAACACTGCTCCAACGGCTGTATTCACGGCTCAGAACCCATCGGGTTCTTATACCGATACCCCACAGTTGTTCAGTAGTGCTACACTAAATGCTTTCAAATTGACAGCACTTCTAAAAATCTCGGATGAACTTCTACAAGATGCTTCTACCGATTTGGAAGCAACTGTTGCTGCTAACGTTGGTACAGCTTTCGGTAACGCCGAAGAAACCGCATTCGTTTCTGGTTCTGGTGTTGGACAGCCACTTGGCTTGTTCCGTACAACCACAGCTGGTGGCAATTCTGCATTGACCCAAAATCTTGGTTCTGCTTCTGGCAGTATCCTTGATGGAATGATCGACGGTTATTATAAGATGCCGGGCAACCGTCGTCAAGAAGCCGTTTGGATCGTAGGTGATGGTCTAGCCTCCGCGATGCGTAAGGTTAAAGCCAATACCGCTGGTACCTATCTATGGGAAACTTCGGCACAACTTGGTCAACCAGACACCTTCCTTGGTCGCCCAGTATATACCACATTCGCCGCTTCTACCACATGGCAACCAACAGCTGGCGTAATCGGTGCATTGCTTTATCCAAAGCACTATGTAATCGGTGATCGTGGCGGTTATCAATTCCAACGCTTGAATGAGCTATATGCACAAGAAGGTAACATCGGTTATCGTGCTACAAAGCGTTTTGACAGCGTTCTATTGGACGGCAACTCGCTGGTAAAATTCATCAGTAACGTAGCATAATAATCAAATATTTTTGATTGCTACTAAATCCCACCCTTAATCGGGTGGGATTTTTTTGTATCTATAGATGTCTTTGACTTATTTTTCTATACTTATAGACATATAATATGCGTAATATATCAAATATAAAATTCTTTGGACCAACCCTAGCTGAAGCAAAAGAGTACTTACGAGTAGATGATAATATTGAAGACTCATTGATTAGTATGCTGATCACAGCATCATATGATCAAGTAACGGCAGAATGTAATCGTCAGTTCGCTCCTTGTACACAATCATTTAGCGCAGTATCATCCAGTGGATATATATTTTTATCTACACAAACAGTTGATAAGTTATCAACTGGATCGTTGTATCTTGATGCAGATGGCAGTCAATACGCTTATTTCCAAGATGTATTCTCTGGTCCTATTGTTTTTACTCAAGCCAGTGCAAGTCTTGCTGTGCCAAATAATGTAAAAGTAGCACAGTTGATGCTAGTAGATAGCTTCTACGAAAATAGATTGCCAGAATCAATGGGTGTGAGCACAAGTCCAATTAGCTTTACTGTAAGTACATTGCTGAATCCATATAAACTCATCAAGCCACAATGATAAATCCTGGACTACTTAATCAAAGAATACTATTAGAATATCCTACAAGTGCGAGTATAGACGTGTATGGACAAAGCATTCTAACATATGCTAGTAGTAGCATATGGGCACAAGTAACAAAACAGGGTGGTGGCGAAGTTAATAACAATGGCTATATTGTAAATACAGCCAATTATTTATTTGTGGCTCGTAGCAACAGTAACATCACTGAAAAAGCCAGCATAACTTATGTTGGCAATAAATATAATATAACATTCTTGGATGAAGTTCCTGGCACTGGTATCGTAAGCATATCTACGGAGCGGAGGAACGCCTAAGATGGCTAATGTTGAAATCAATGTTCGCGGGTTAAAAGACCTGATAGTTACGCTTGACAAAATGGCAGAGGAAGTTGCTGCCAAAAATATAGTAGGATCAGCATATAGTGCTAACAAAATTGTTGAAGATAGTATAAAATCAAATATAGATAGCAATGCACTTGTTGATACAGGATTGCTAAGAAAGAGTATAAGACGAAAGAAACTAATTTATGCCAAGGATGGCACAGTTGTTATACTAACTGGCGTTAATAAAAATGTAAGAGGCGTTGATAAAAAAGGTAAAGCAAGAGTGCCGTGGAGATATGCTAATATTCTGGAGAATAAATTTAATTTTACCAAGAATGGATTTGAACAAAGTAAAGATGCAGTTGTTGA